GGATCATCAGCCTGACCATTCCTCTCAAGCGATACCACCATGTCACTAAGCTGTGCAATGGCTGCACTACCCCTTAGCTGAGCTAAGCTAGTAGTTGCACCTTCTTCATGACCCTTGTCTGATGGACGCTTGAGGTGGCTAACAATGATGAGAGCAATGTTAGTTTCCTGCACAAGCATGCGAAGCTTGGTCATAATTTCATCAATGGCCTTACGCTCATCACCATTATCCTGACTGGATACGATGATGCTTAGGTGATCTAAGAAGACATACTTACAGCCAAGTCCCTTAGCCATATACTTCACACGATTGACAATGTTCTCAATGGCTGTCGATCCAAAGTGATCAAAGAAGTACAAGCGTCCAGTGCCTAATGTCTTTTCAAATGCATCCTTGCGTATGGCATCAGACACCATAGTGGTAGGTAGGTGCATGGGTAAATCAGCAGCAAGGCTCATCATAGATAGGCTAGTCTTTCTCACACTCTCTTCCAAGAACATCAAGCCAATGCTGTCATCACAGTTCTGCAACAAGTGCCAAACAATTTCCCTTAGGGTTTGACTCTTACCTAGTCCACTACCTGCTGTGAATGTGACCAGTTCACCTGCTCTGATGCCATAGGTAATATCATTCAGCCCCTTCCAAGGATAGAAACAGTCTGCTGCTTCCATTGGTTTAGATACCAAGTCCCACAGCCCAGTGCCACTAACAATACCATCAGGTATGAACGGCTCTGCTGCCCACCAACGGGATACGAATGCAGCTTCCTTGCTTTCAGCAAGCCACTCGCATGCATCCTTGTATGAGGGATCAGGTTTAAATATCTTGCACTTACTGCCAAACAATTCAGCAACTTCCTTTGCTGCCTTCTGTCCCGCCTCATCACCATCAAAGCAAAGCACTACAGTTTCAAAGCTGTTGATGTATTCGTAGTTGGCCTTGGCATCCTTCAATGCACTACCTGCACCTGTGCGTATAGACACCACAGGATATTTACTACCTGTCAATTGATATGCAGCCAGTGCATCAAACTCACCCTCAGTGATGGTGAGATACTTGCCATTGGATGGGTATAGGTTCTGTCCGAACAGTGTACCCTTACTCCACCCACCCACTGTCGTGAACTTCTTATCCTTCACCTCTCTACGCTTAGCTGCCACCAGTTGGGTGTTGCTGTCGTAATAGGGGAAGTAGTAATAGCCACCACTGCGAACAACACCATAGCGTTCCATTGTGGCTTTGTTGATGCGTCTGTCTGAAACAGACACACTAACACCTTCGTTGTAGTCTTTGAAGAAAGAGCTTGTGTCTTTCGTTTCTGTATCAACATCAATCACTTCAAGTCTTTCTTTGTTCATTGAGGGAATGTATGTATTACATACAAAGCATTTGGTGGACATGTCATCGTTGATGGACAAGCCATCACTACTGCCACATGTCTCACAGGGTAGATGGGTTTTTAAGAATGTCATAGCCCTTGTAAGTTACTTTGTTGGTCTTTAATACTTGTTCGTATCCACTAAATAGCTTGGTCATTCTAGCATCGTGCAAGCTGTGTAGTCCAATTAATAAATTGGCAAGCTCATCTTCTGTTGCTTGTTTCTCTCTGTCCATTAACACCCATAGGATGGAATCAATGTCCTCCTTAGTTATCCATGCTGCCATGATGAGGTCTTCTAGTTCGTGTAGTTTCATTTGTTCTTTCCCTTTAATTTGTCTTCAAAGAATTCAAAAGCCAGATCCTTGTCAAAGTCACACAACTCATAAGCCTTTATGTAATCTTCATCATCTAGCCCTACCCATGTGCGCTGTGGTGGGGATGTGTACAAACCAACATCACCTTCTTCTGGTTCAAGGCCAAGATTTACACGCCAATCTTTAGCACCTGCATACGCATTACCACGCATTACTAGCAGTTCTGTGGTGCTGATCCACGCCACAGGCTGTGTCGCTTCCATCTCTTGCCCCAACCTCTGCACTTCAGACATAGCATGTTCACGCAAGGCAGCTTGCCATCCTGCCCATGCCCAGTATGCAGGACTACCTTTTCTAAATGGACTAGTTATAGGGATGTCACTATCCCACCATTCATTGAAGTCTTTCATGTCAACAACTTCATCTTGTGTCATGCTTGTCCCCTTGCTCTAATGCGTTCAGGTATGTGGTGTTCAAGATGGTTTTGTATGCACCACTCAGCAATATCAGCACAGGCTTCACGCTCTAAATTGATAGCAGATTTTATAGCGTTAGCTTCCCAGTTGTAGGGCTGTCCCTTCATAGAGTTCTCACGTTCAATGCGAGCAAACTCATCGTCTTCATCCGTATGTATCATTTTGCAGCCTCCATATACAAACCAACATTACCCAGTGCATAACCAACAAAGGCTATGCCTAGCCCAGTGCTTCCCTTGAGTAGCAGATCTATTGCCACCACTGTATACACCACACCAACAACTGCGATAAGCCATGCACTCATTTGTCATCCTTCTTCATCACTTTAAACTCTTTAAGCACTCTCATTGTTGCTTTAATAAGTTCAGTGTCTTGAGTTGGTTCAGGCAAACTACTTTCCCACCGCAGTAAAAACTCTAGTTCTTCTGCAACCATAGCTTCAATTTGTTCTCTGTTTAATTCAGTCATATTAGTCCCATAGTCCTCTGTAATATTTACCAAACAACATGAAAGCTTTCTTCATCCTAGCTTCATGCACCTCTAGACCTGCATAGTCCACCTTAATCTTACCTATCTGCTCTTCTAGTCCTGCCTTCTTGTCCACAGCAGAATGATCATAAAACTTATCAGTTGAATTGTCATCCACCATTTCACCGAAAGCCCATATCATTTCATCTAGCACCCAGTCCCACCTTTTGAAATGGTTGTCATCAATGTCCCAACTGCTTTCCTTGGGTAGGCATGAGTTGCTTTGCAAAGCTTTAGGAACATCTTTATCATCCACACTAGGACTACCATGCTGTGTTGCCTTAAGCTGCTTAAGCATTGGCAAGATGATGAGTGATAGTGTGTGATCCATAGCCCATGTGTCATACCTATCAAGCTTCACAATGACAGTGCGCTTTTTCTTAGTGTGCATCCATTGCAGCACATCACCCACCCATGTTTCACTGAGCCACTCACCCCACTTGTATGCTCTCTCTTCGCTAACCCCTAGCTTTCTTGTTAGTTCAGCAAGCTGATATGGTCCAAGCCAATTGGAGTAGCCCCCTATATACACTTTCATGTTAGTCCTCGCATTTCCTGTGTCACTGTTGCACTACGCAAAGTGTTCTTGATGTATGGTGTTAGGCTTTGCGGTGTGGCATGGCCTGACACTGACATGATGTTGGTGATGGGTACACCCACCTCAATCATCTCCGTAATGGCTGTCCTTCTTAAGTCCTGTAACACCAAATCACTAGGTAGATTTGCATCAGCTAAGATTTGCTTAGCCACCCTAGACAGATTGAACAGGCTGTAAGGAACCAGCCCACCCTTCCTATCAGGCACATTAGATGGAGCAATGTATTGCTGCCAACCAAACTCAGCATGCTGTTGTCTCAGCATAGTTAGTAGTCCCTGACTTGTGGGAATAGTCACCCTAGACCTACGCTTGCTTTGTTCCAAGTGCAACACACCCTTCTCTAGGTCAACCTGATCCCATCTAAGCTTACGCATATCCCCCATACGCTGTCCATATTCATAGCCCATCTGCACTATGAGTCCTACGTTACGCCACTTGAATGTGGAGTAGGCAGTGTTCATGAATGCTCTAACATCTTCCCTGCTCCATACAGTTCTGCGAGGCTTGTCTGCCCTTCGTAGCACCTTGCTGAATGGGTTGTGCTTGATGTAGCCATGACGAATAGCGAAGTTAAATAGCAATCGATAAACTGCTAAGGTGTGGTTAGCTAAGCTAACACTGTGCTCAGCATGCTGTTCATATATCTTCTGACAATGGGGTGTGACTAAGTCACCAAGCTTACATTGATACAGTGTCACTCCATTGGCTCTGCTGTCCTGCCATCCCTGTAGGTAGTAGATGTAGTCACGCTGTGCCTTAACACTGAGCTTTGTGTAAGTGATGTTGTTCCTGTATGCCTTGACTAAGTCAGCCACCTTGGTCTTCTCAGAGATATCTTTAAGATATCTAAGTTCCTTACGCCAGTTGTCTAGCATGGCATTTAGTTCTTCAGCTAAGGCAAACACTTTGTGTTTGTCAGTGCCAAGCACACGCCTAGCCACCACCCCTGCATCCACTGCATCCTGTGGTGGGTTGTAGCGGTACTTGACAACACCTTCGGTGGCCTTAGCCAAGGTTACATAGCGAGGGAGAGTCATGCTTGTCCCCTTTCTTTTATGGCTTGTTCAAGAGATTCAATAGTACCCGCTTGCCACATCCATCCATCATCGTCACGGGTATAAACTTCACCGCTAGACCCTATCCTCATACGCTCATTTGTTTCAGATTTGTATGCACGAATGGATATGTAAGACGGATCTTTGCAATCACGCACCACCCACCCCAAAGCCTTAGCCTGTTCCATTACCTCTTCTCTGGTCATTCTTGTTCCCTTGCCTTCATCATCTGTTCAGCAAACCAATAAGCTTTGTTTGCCACTTCAGCATGTGGAATGCTCCATGCACTGGTCATCAGCACAGCCATAGCTTTAGCTGCAAAGTAGTCACGCAAGGTCATACCGAAGTTACCTTCGTCAGGGAAAGCGTATTGCATCTTGTTATCACTCATCTTGTCCTCCTAGTGCATATAGTGATTCAGCCATATCAATTAGTTCATCCTTCTTCACAAGCTTGTCAAGCCATCGTGTTGGTATACCTTTCAAGCCATACTTACGTCCTGCCAACATGCCAGTGACAGCACCAACAGTGTCAGCGTCATAGCCTTTGTTCACTGCCATGATCAAAGCTTTCTCAAAGCTTGAGGTTTCCCTCACACATTCCCATGCCATGTTGTATGTATACATGATGGTTCCTGATGCATACACATCACGGAAGTGTTTGAGATAGTCGAAGTTGTCTTCTGCCTTACCTGACATAAGCTCAGCAACAAACCCTGCAATGTGATGCACAGTGTCTGCATTGCCATGTGTCATCAACGACACAGCTATGCTCTGTGCCACAGCACTAGGCATGCAGTTGTGATTGGCAAGTACCACTGGTGCTACTCGCATGATAGATCCGTTACCACTGGAGCTATAGCTACAGCTACCTGCATAGGGATGTGTTGGTGTGATGCGGTCAATGGCTTCACTACATGTCCTGCCAATGTCAAAGACATAGTTGCGAGTACCGAAGTGACCAGTCTTCTTCCACATACGGAAGTTCATGGCAATGTTCTCAGGGTCAAAGCGTTTGCTACCTATGTATGCATCAGCAATAGCAACAGCCATAGCACCATCGTCTGTCCATTCACCCTCGGCAGTGTTGTGTACACCACCCCCCTCCATCTCTGTCAGTGTGTGTGTCATCTCATGTGGTCTGATAAATTCCAATGGAGCACCCAGTGCATCACCAATGAACAGACCCATGAACATACCAATTGCTTTATCTTGATGCATTACATGTCCTCATGTGTTGATGTAATTTGAAAGCTTAAGTCAACGCCCAACTCATGTGCATCTTCCCTAAGCAGATCACACAGCTTACGCACTGTGTCCCATTGACACATAGTGATAGATATTCTCATCACTTTCTCGCCTTGGCTGATGCCTATTATTTTTACTTCATCTAGTAACATATATGTTCCTCTGTATAGGTGGGGGTACTAACGGCTACGGCTGATCATCATCGGGAATCCCCCAAAGTCCGACACCCTGTTCCCCCCGTTATCTCTTAAGCGAAGGCAATGTCTTCGGCAATGTCCCACAACTCTGAGTTGATGCGGATGTTCTCTCTCACACTGCTAACAGGGCGAGCCTTACGGGTCACACCATTAGGGTGCTTGTCAGACAGGCTCTTAACGAATGCATTGCCACGGATAACACCTTCCTGAATACGATTGAACACAGTGAATGCATCCATGTAGTTGTCTTGATGGCGGTGGAATTTCAACACATCAGCAACAGTCTGAAAGGTAGCATACACACCATTGGTCTGCTGTTCAAGCATGTCCCATCGTGTCTCAACACCACGCTTAGCCATCAATATAGACCGATGTGGGTCAAGTGTCACACCACGAAGTCTCTCAAGACGCTCCATCATGGTGGGCAATGTAGCCACAGTGTTACGAAGCATCTCTTCAAAGCCACTCAGTGCCTTGCTGTGGTAGATGCGAGACTGGAAACCATCACCTGCAATGAGGCCATTGTCACAGATGAAACGGAAGCAACCTGCATACAGTCTCACTGAGCCAGTGCCATCGTGAGAGTTGTACAAAATAATCTCAGGACGAATGTCAGCAGTGCCGAAGTCAATGTCCCATGTCTTAGCGAAGGCTACCATGTGGCCTGAGTGGGCAGGGTTGTTCTTACGGCTACGCTTTTGTGCTGCTTGCACTGGTGCATATCCATAGTCTTGCATCACTGTGATGATGTCGCTTGTGTTCAATGACACATAACGATCTGTAAGGCGGTCAGCCTTGGTTGTGCTGAAAGCAGCAGGGGCAAGTTGTTGGATACGCTCTGTAGAGAGAGCAGAATTGTTAACATTGCGAGAGAAGATTACATGTTTAGCCATGATGTTTCCTTAAGAAAAGTGAGTGAGTGTCAGCAACTGACGCTATATTATAACCACAAAATTAGGGGCAGTGCAATACCCCTACAGAACCTCAGGGCTTTTTAGCCAAAGGTATTACATCCATCCATGCTACTAGATGAACAGTGTCACCGAACATATCTAGGCAGTAGCTATACATGCCATCGATGTGATCGAAGTAGTAGACAACCTCAGTGCGAGGGCATTGTACATAGCTCTTAGGCTTCACTGAGTACAGCGGTTGCACTGGTTGCTTGTCGAAGTCTCTGATGTCAATCTCGGACAGCATTTGGGAACCTTTCATATTCTTGTTCAATGAATAATCGTTTTGTTTTCTGTCCTTCGGCATAGCCTAAGACATACATAGCATCCATCCATTCCTTAGACATGGGTAGACTACGCAGACCATGAACAAAGCCTAAGTTGTAGCTCAGTTCCATAGCATTAAAATCACAAATGCTACAGCAAAGAGAAGAGCAAACCATCCATATAAAGTTTCGTCATCCATGTTGTACCTTCGGTTGTTTAGGGGGTGGGTCAGAAGGGAAAGGCCACACTGGTTTCTCTTCACGCTTAGGAATTGTAGGCTGTTTAACAGCGACAACAACATTGGTGTCATAGTCTGCCAACTCAAAGCGAAACACAGCGTTCATACCCTCTTGTTGTAGTTTTTCCATACGCTTTAGGGCAGTCTTAAGTGTCACCTTGTTGTCCCAGTAGTGTCCACTGTACAACTGCTTGCCATAGTACAGCTTACAAGCCCACCTCCACATTGATTCTTTAGCCATTCAGGTTCTCCTTCCGTTGTACTGGTGTAGCTAACAACCACTTGTCACCCAAGTGTCTAATGCTCTTCACCCACTGCCGTTGGTTGTGTCTGTTGATACGATTGTCCACATCCTTGGTGTTAAACAGAGTGCGAACATGCTTTAACATCTTTGTATTCATTTCAATCCTTTACTATACGAAAGTTTCCAGAGTCTATCTGTTCTTTGTTGGCAAAGAACACCCCATCAAGGAAGCGTTCCAGTGCCAGTGATGCATCCTTCAATGTGACATAGCGTCTAGGTTTGAATGTGCCACTGTCTGTCACATCAAACTCTAGACAGTACCACTTGTCACGCAGTCTGGTTTGTATCTTGTACATATGCATATCTTTCATAAGATTTAATCTTGCTGTCACCATCGGTGTGTTTGTTTACCCATCGAATAGCTACGCCATCATCATGTAACCGCTGTACTAACAGCGACAAGTCACAGTCTTCCTCAAGGTACACATTGTCCTTGTACTGGTAGCTGTAGCTGCTTACATCAGGGGCAATGCTCAGGTTCTCTAACACCTTACGCTTCACCTTAGCCCATCCATGTCCGGCATCGGTGTACATAATGATGGTGAACATCTTGCTTTTCTTTATCATCTTGTTAGTTCCTCAATGGTTCCTGCCAACACCACTGTCTTACCAGTAGCACCCACTAGATAGTTTAGCTTCACGATGTTAGGGTGTGACTTGAGTCCACACTTAGTCATGTATGTTTCCATCTGTCCTCTTTCATCGAAAGAGTGTTGCCATCCATGTCCATTGCTGAACTCCCAGTGCAGGGTGTAGGGTGGTGGTAGCGTAGCCTCCTCCGCTTTGATTGCCCACATCCTATCAATCCTCTCATACGAATCATCTTTGATCATGTCATCTCCTTCACAGGGACGATGTACCTATGCACTTCATCACCTTGTTTGTTATACACATACAAGTGCAACACTGTGTTCTCCATGACGGAGTCAAGGTAGCACTCAACATACCCATTGTTCTTACCAATGTTAATCACTGTGGAGTTAACAAAGTTATCCAAGGTTTCTACTGTCAGTTTCATTTCGTTTCCTTCAAAACT